TATAGGACGGGAAGGGGGATTCAATGAAGAAGCAGAAACGAAGATATGATAACTACGACTACAACGAAGCGTATCAGTATGATCTTGACAAAGAGATAGAGAAGGCAGCAAAAGAGAAGTTCAGACGTGAGAATCCCTTGTTGATAGATTTCGAAGAACAGTGGAAGGAACAGCAGACAAAACTTGAAGAATGGGAATATGAACGACTGTTGAAAGAAGGGAAGGTAGAAAGCCTTTACAGAACATCAACGATTAAGTGTAAAAACATAAAATCAGGGAAAGAGATTGCGGAAGTGATGATCTATCCGTCTTTCTATAACCGGGCAGATATGCCACACACGAAGAAAAAGAGAGAAACGAAGCCGTCACAAAGGAATCTGAACGACAAGAACGCCCGCCGATATGTGATCCGCCTTGCAAATATCAATTTCGGTTCAGGAGATATCTGGGCGACGTTCGGGTGGGACGATCGCTACATACCGGAAGACATAGAGAGAGCAAAAAAAGACGTGACGAATTTTATCAAGCGAGTGAACCGCAAGAGAAAGAAACGCGGGTTCGATAACATGAAATATATCTACGTTCTGGCCGTGGACGATTACACACGCCCACATTTTCACATACTCATGAGTGGCGACGGCGTGGATCGCGACGAATTAGAAGCAATGTGGGGAAAATGCAAGCGACCGAACACGCGCCGGGTAAAACCAGACGAAGATTTCGGAATAACAGGCCTTGCGACATACATTTCCCAAAATCCGCACGGGACAAAACGGTGGTGCAGTTCAAAGAACCTGAAAAAGCCACCAGAGCCGACAAGATCATACCGGAAATTCAAGAAACGCCGTGTTGAGAAAATGGCAAAGGATCACGAAACACTAAAACAGAGCCTTGAAAAAGAATACGTGGGCTATCGCTTTTTAGACGCCGAAGTGAAGTTCAACACAGTGACAGCCGCGTTTTACATATACGCAAGAATGACAAGAGACTGAAAGGGGAGAACAAATGGCGGTCAAATTACAAAACATGAAAAATTCAGAGATCACGGAGCAGATAAAACTTTTTAACTGGGCGCGGTCGGTCCGGGAATTCATACCGGAATTAAAATTATTACACCATATCCCGAACGAAGGGAAGCGGACGAACGGCGCATTGCTGAAAGCTGCCGGAATGGTATCGGGCGTTCCTGACCTGTCGCTTCCGGTAGCGCGCCGGGGATTCAACGGTCTGTACATCGAAATGAAATTCGGGAGCAACAAGCCAACAAAAGATCAGGTCGAATTTATGACAATGCTGAAAGATCAGGGATATAAAACGGCGGTTGTATATTCGGCAGAAGAAGCGCGAAGTCTGATCCGGCATTATCTGGCACGGGCAGACAACTTCGATCTGGTTAATTGCGAGGAAGCCACGAAAATATTCGGGTGTTGCGAAGGTATCGAAGCAAACTGGACGCCGTGCGCGAACTGTGAACTGTACAAGAAAAATAAACAGCCGGAATGGTAGGAAGGAGAAAGGACAATGTTTGTAAGATTAAGAGATTTCAAAAGACTGATAAAAGAAGCCTACACGGGAGCGGGCTTATACGTTGCGCGCCGGGGAAATCAGTTGCTTTTCGGCGGCTCATACTGGGCGATCGCCACGACGAAAGAATCACTGGATAAAAAGGCACTGGCAGCAGTGATCGAATTAACGGGAGAAATGCCGGAAGATGGGGGGGCTTTCAAGGCGACGAAGGAAGCCAACCAATACGAGATCAACGAAGTACACTGGAATTTAATAGACGCGACGGAGCAATACGAAGACGAAGAAGAGAAACTGACAGTGACGCGCCTTGTATTAAACAAACACCCATACGGTCAGACCATGCGGATTCTACAGGCAGAAGACGGACGGGTGGACGTACTGGGAGAAGGATTTATACAGGCAATCGATCCGGCATCAATGAACACCGATTACGAATACGAGATCGAGGGACCATTTATCAATCGACATTTCCAAAAACAGGTATACTGGAAAAGCGAAGCAACAACCCTGACCGCCTTTCTGTACGACCGCGACGATATGAAAGAAAAAGATCTTCTGGACTATTTGCAGAATACGAAGATCGAAGGATAAGGAGAAACGCCATGGCGTATAAACTGGATAAAAACACAAAAACGATTGTCCGGGCAATCATGAAGGATCAGGAGAAGCGAGACAGGAGAAAACACACCGGGCAGTATACGGCGTTCGACCGACGGGCAGACAAGGCAATCGAAGAAGCAAAAGAGAATATCGGACTGCAAGGATTCACGGGAAGCACACGCGATCAGGTTATCGGGAAGATCTGCCAGAGTTTGAAGGATAATACGCCGTGGGAATTGTTAGGGGAAACATATTGTTGCCGTCGCCTATTCTACGAATACCGGAAAGAGTTCTGCTACCATGTGGCGGCGTCAATGGATATGATCGGCGGCAGTAGGAAGACAGGTCAGAAATGACCGGACGCAGAAGATAGAATGGAGAGTGACAAGTGGCGAAAGAATATGCAAAAGCCTTTTATAATTCCGAAGCATGGAAGAAGACACGGAAAGCATACTACGACAGCAAGGGCGGAATGTGCGAGCGTTGTCAGAAAGAATTCGAAGAAGGCAAACGCAGCTTGAAAGAAATCAACATCGGAACGATAGTGCATCACAAGAAATGGATCACGCCGAAGAATATCAACGATCCGAACGTCACGTTGTCGTGGGATAATCTGGAAGTCGTGTGCGACGAACACCACAACACAGAGCATCACGGCAAGCCGAAGCGATACAGATTCGATCGTGACGGCAATATCATTCCGACAAAATCATTTTCCTGAAAATCAAAAACAGATCAGCCAAAAACAAAAACGAAATCGTGAAAAGCGCGCCAACCACTCCCCCCGGTGGTACAAAAAATTTTTACCAGAAAGAACCGAGGGAGCTAGGTAAAAAAAACTCTCCGCAGGCGCGCGCACGTGAGAGGGGGTGTAAATGCATGGATTTAGAGAAAGATAGAGAGATAAAACCCGAAGAAGATCAGGTTTTACCGGAGTTATTGGAACTTCTGGAAATATTCAAAGATTTACCGGAAGCACGGAAAAAGAACCTGAAAACGAGACTGAAAAAAGAAGCAGCGGGCGAGATATTAACCGAAGCAGAGGTCGAAAAGGAACGAAAAAAGATCATGGAATTGTTCAAGGACGTTGAGGACGACCGGAAAAAGAAAATGATCGAACGCAAGGTAAAAGAAATGGCTTTTCAGGCCGTGGCAATCCGGGAAGCGAAATACTCAATCATGACGGAAGGGCTAAAAACCGAAGTTGTCAACGGCTCACAAAGATACATGAAAGAGAATCCGGCAGTTGCAACCTTTGACAAATATTCGCGGGCGTATAACTCAAATATCGACAAACTGATCGAGTATTTACCGCAACAGCAGACGGAGAAAATAAGCAAGTTGGCAGCGTTCAGAAATGCATAACGTATATGTGAATTACATTGTCGAATATCACGACAAGATCGAACGCGGGCAGATCATAGCGGGAAAATGGATAAAGAAAATTTATAAAATCCTAGTTGACGGCATAAAATCCGGCGACTGGGATTTTGACGCAAAAAAAGCAAATAAGGCGATCCAGTTTATCGAAAATTTCTGCCACCACTCAAAGGGACGGAACGACCTTTTCAAGTTGGAACTATGGCAGAAAGCTATTGTATCGGCAATTTTCGGAATACTGGATAAAAAGACACATAGGCGACAGTTTCGGGAAATCTTTCTTTTGGTCGGACGTAAGAACGGAAAAAGCCTTTTCGCGGCGGCAATTATGGCATATGTGGCGTATATAGACGGGGAATACGGCAGCGAATTATATTGTCTTGCGCCGAAACTGGATCAGGCTGATATCGTGTATGACAGCTTTTACAAGATCA